TGTACAGCCCATGCACATAACGGTTGTGGTCCCTATCCAAGTGCCCGAACTCAACCGAGACGGAGTTCTGACCAGTCATGGAAATTACCCAGTCGATGTGGCCATACTTGACATTACGTTCCTTGGAGATCTCGATACGATGTTCACCAGTCTTTCGGTGAGCAGCGAGATCCCTCCAGGCGGCGGTATAGATCTGTCGGGCAACACTCTCGACGGCCTCTTGCACCTTATCGTCCATAGACAGGTGCTTGTTAAGCTCATGTTGCGTCTTGGTGATGGTCACCTTAGTTGCCATTACGTCCTCCGGAGGGTGTAGTCGATGTGACTGGTCCTGGAGGAACCGTTGTACCTACGTTCCTTGCCAATTACCGACCATGACAGACCGCGCCAGACCACTCGTCCATGAGCCCCAATAACGGGACCTGCGTACGATCGTGGAAGACGAAGCCTGTAGACCTCTTCAGTTTCCTGTCCTTCATTATCCTGTTCAGATCGCCGACTGGAAGTACCTGACTGTGCCATCAACTGAACCACTGCATTGGTGACGGTAATGCCCGTAGCTTGGGGCCTGCGAAGGATGTTTCCATCGGGATCTGTGTATGTCTCTTCGGGGTACACAGTTACGGTCTCTCGACCCCTATCTAGCAAGGACACTTGATATCTCCCGTCACGAACTCACACCAACAAGGGTGAGCGGTCCTATCCCATGCCGGGAAGTCAGCAAAAGGGCGGTTCACGTTCTCCCACGGGTAAGGGCACTCGGTGTAATAAGGACCGAGATATGGCTTAATGGTGAACGCACCACTCTTGAACCCGAGTAGGGCCCATTCCTCAGGAAGAATATCGAGCCGACCAGAAGCTACCCTGGCTGAAATCTGGTAGGAGTAGTTACCATCAGTCTCTGCGGTGTAACCATCCGGGTTACGAATCAACCGGAGAACACTTTCCGCTTCGATCATGATGACAACTTCAACATCCGGATTACCCTCAGACACCTTAGTGTCCAAGTCAGGGATCTTGTTCCGAATGAGAAGTTCTACGTCGTTAAGCCGAGTAGCAACGATGGTCGCTTCAGACGAATCGAGTGACCTACCCAGCCTTGCTTCCACATCACTAGTGCTTGCGTAGGCCATTCAAACTCCTTAGAACGTCTCGGGACGTGCCACTGCACGAATCAGCGACATGAACCCCTTCTGGAGATCAGTCTTAGCGATGTTCGCCCACCGCTTGTCGGTGTCTGGGTCATCAAGAACGATGTCTACCCAATTCCCAACTTCGATTGCTACATCCTTGAGCTTGTTCATCAGGTCCAGTTCGGCCTGTGACAGGTCTCGATAACCCTTAACGGGTGCGGTCTTCACTTATACCTTCTTCGCTCGTGGCTTACGGGTAGCCTTTACAGGCTCTGAGACGGCCTCTACGGGACTTTCAGTGACCTCCCGGTATCCCTGGATGGTCCGAAGCCTCTCAGCCTTCTCAGGGCTGACGTAGACCGTAGTAACACCATTCGGTGCCACCATCTTGACAAGGTTCATTTACCCAACTCCTCAATCTTCTCGACCCATAGGGCTAACTCAGGTGTTGGGTCTAGTTCGTCTGAACGCTTCTTTGCCAGTCGGCAAGCCGCTTGATAGTTTATGTTCGATGTGAAGTAACTTCGGATCACGTGTTCGTAGCGATCGATGTCATCACGGTCGATGAAATGCCCAAATGGGCCTTGGGACTCGATGAGCCCCTGTGTGGGGTGAGCCAAGACAGGAATACCCGAAGCCAGCGCTTCGACTCCGGCCATGCCATAGGACTCGTAGATGGATGGCATCAACAGGATCTTGGTCTTGGACCATACATCCCTCTTCATATTGTCGGTCTGCATCTGGATAGTCACATTGGGCAGATCATTCCTGATGATCTGTGGACCGTGACCCCCCTCGACTCCCAGAAACTGGATGTCTGGCATCCGCTCTGCGAGCTGATAAAACACATTGGCACCCTTGTTCTCGGATAGATTTACCAGCGTGACGCATTCTCCTGGAATGGTTCGGTGCTGGTCTACCTTAATGGGTGGATGGACGACAATAGAGTTCGGCACGAGGTGCCTGAACTTGTGAGACATCCAATCGGTGTTGAACACAACCAAGTCGGGCTGGTAGTTCAGCTTCTCTTGGGTTGCTTCAAAGTCATTGTGCATAAGGAAGACAAATGGAATGCCTTTCCTCTGATGTATACGAGCAGCCCTATCGGTGTTGTCATGATGGGAGATGATGACATCAGGCATCCAGCCCTCAATCATCTGCTTCGCATACACCACATTGGTCACATAAATAGGGATATCTTCGTACCAGTAGAACTCAGGGGCCTCGGGAAGCACCGTGGCGAACACGATGACCTCATGACCCCTGTCTTTCAAGGCCTTGCACATGACATGCAGCATTGTCTCAGACCCTGCACATCGATACGGCACATAGAAATGAACGAAAACAGCGATTCGCATTGGCGGTCCCTAGGGAGGAAGGCTGACTCTGGCGTTGTCATTTAATCTGTCGCCCTTTGACAGAACCTTCCAAATCTATTAGCTACCCGATGGGTTCGTGATCTTAACGAACGCGTCGAGGTCACCAACAACCCAACCGAAGGTCACCTCAACGAGGATAGCAACCTGGTTGGTCTGCCACATCGAGATGGTCTGAGAACCATCGGTCAACGTAGCCTGGTCCGAAACCTTGTACCGGATGTTGTCCGCAAAGCCCCACAGGAGCTGAGAGAAGTCACCACCGATAATCTTGGTCGAAGTAGCCGTGGCCGCACCAAGGTCACCAACAACCGCCTTGCCATACTGAGCTGGGAAGCCCAGGATGTTACCGACGCTAGAAGTGAAGTTGATCTGGCCAGGGTTTACCAGGTTACCATTGACGTCACGCTCCGCACCCTCCTTGATCAGGCGTGAACGGAACCGGGTGTCAACCGCCCAGCCCGAGAAATCAAAGTCCGAACCGGTCGTAACCAGGTCGTAGGCAGAGATCAGCTCGTCATACAGACTGTTGTTAGGGTCGGTGTCCGTGTTCACCACATTCGTGGTGTTGTTCAGAACATCCGAAGAGTCAATACCCGCAAGAGCACCACCGGTCAGTGGCTGCTTACCATGGAATACCGCCAGGTCAATACCACGACCAATAGCGAACGCCAGGTCAGACTGAAGCTGCGAGTAGAAGCCCTGTGGATTGGTCCGAGCAAACTCCTCCGATACCGTGATGATACCGGCAAGCTTGATCGGCTGCATCATCTTGCTGTCCCACGCAACACCCGTCAGTGGCTTGGTACCACCCTCACGGAGTGCGTTAGTCTTACCAGTACCTACCTGGCCAACCTCGGGACGCTTGGTCTGAACAGGGATTACCGTCTCACCAAAGCCAACTGGAATCTGTCGACCCAGTCGAAGAACCAGAGACTGTTCCTGTGCCTTAGCAAACAATTCACCGGTTACCGTCTTTGGCAGAAGGTCATCAGGAACGTAAGCAAGACGCCCCTGGTGGTTGCCCGAGCTATTCGGGGCAAGCTCGTTAATCATAGCCATTTGTGGATTCCTTAGTTCTTACTCAACTTGGACTGAATGAGTGCTGCAAACTGATCAGCCCCGGATGCGGCTCCTTGGCCGCTAGCACCATGAGATGGATCAATCGCCTTCTGGGACTTCGGAGCACCGAACATTTCCTTGAGCTTAGTCGCGTGAGCGGTCATCTCATCGGTGTCCTTGCCCTGAAGCAGAGCAGCAAATTCGACAGCGGTTTCACCAGGAATCCCGGCTGCCAGGGCCACCTTGAGCTTGGTCAGCTCAGAGGCAGCAGAATCACGTTCCGCAGTAATCGCGGACTTTTCGTCCGACAACGTCTTAAACTGCGTATCGAAGTCGGCCGTCAACTTGGCCTTGGTTTCTGCCTCGATGTTGTTACGCTCAGTCCGGTACTTGGCAGCCTCGGCATTAGCCTCTGAAATCTGCTTACGAGCCCAGTCAGGAACAACCTCATTCTGAGGAGTAACCTTGTCGCCGTTCTCGCCACCGGTCTTGTTGTCATCGGACATGTGATGCCTCCTGGGCATGGTTGTGAACACTTCCGCCTGGGAAGTGGGATTTGGGGGTTAAGCAGCAATAGCAAAGTCGTTAGGGTCTACTTGACCACGTTCAATTGCTCGCCTGAAGGCGTTCAACTTGTCAACGCCTGAGTAGTTACGGGTGGTTTCCTTCCAGATATCTTCAGCTTCCTTCCAGGCATCTCGCCCTTCCCAGGAATTGATATCCCTCACCGGAACCGCGATACAATCGCAACCCGGATGCCACCTCGTCATCAAATCTCGAAGGGTCGCCTTGTCGGCTCCCGATTCGAGTAGTTCTAGGGCCTTCTCTTCGTCGTTCAACCCAGCTTCTCTGGCGTCCTCATACACAGGACCACGAGAAACCAGCATCAAACAGAAGGCACAGGTCTCCCGACCTGTTGCTACACGAGCCCAGCCAATACGAGAACCGGTCTGGGTGTTCTCATCACGAACCGCCTTGATGAGTTCCTTCCGACCTGCATTCTCTACTTCCTTGATGGCCCTCAGGCCAGTCTGAGCAAACTGCCCATCCGACATATCACCATGAACAAACGCCTCGTAGGAGGGTTGCATGGCATTGAGGAACCATTCCCACTCATAGTCTGGGAGGTCGATGTCAAACCTGTCGGTCAGACCATGGTTGATTCGATCCTCATCATAAAACGTACGAGCCAAAATGGCCGACTCTCGGCGTGCGGAAAGAACAATAGGAAACAACGCACCTAGAATGCTTTCCCATGCCGATCGTGTAACCGGAACATTCTTCCAAGGAAACAGGATAGCCAGAATGGACCTGAGTGCCCGTGCTGTGATGCTATCCTGCGCCTGTCGATATTCAGCGATTCGCATTGGTTGGCTTAGCCTGCCTACTAGCAGCAGCCTGATCCGCTACGAACCCTGCGTTGAGAACCGTGTTGAGCTGACCCATGGGATTCTCGCTGTCCCAGGTGCGCATCTGCTCACGCTGAACGTCCGAGTAACCCAGATCCACACGAGCCTGTTCGATGGGTAGGATGCCTGCCTGAGCAAGCTTCACAACACCATCAGCCTTCGCAGCGAACGTAGGAGTTGAAGGATCACGCCACACAGTTTCGAGCTTATAGGCGTCATTCGGAATAGATCCGTCAATCACCAACATGCCCAGACGCATAGCCTCTTCCCAGGCCTGACCAAACATGCGAGCCTTACGCTCAGCCTTCTTGACCAGACGGGACTCGGCCGACTTAATTGCCTCAGCCGAAGCTGGATTCTCAGAAGAGAAAGACAGATACTGAGGAGGAAGACCCGTATAAGAAGCAACCAACTTAGCAATCTCCTCCAGGGCTTCAACGAAGTTCCGGAGTTCTGCCGCGTTGAACTGCATAGCCTTACCGGCCTCATTCTCAAAGGCCAGGATTCGAGCCATGTAGGCTTCCATGGAGGCTCCTGGGTTATCAGGGTCCATCACGAAGTCTTCCATTGACACACCAAAGATCACACGCTGGGGAAGTGCCATCAGTTCAGCAGCAGCCTGCATGTTCATGAGAACACGAGAGGCAGCATCGGTCGCAGACCTGATCTCGTTGGAAATCTCGGACCTACCACAACGCTCGGTCAGTCGTTCGCGATTCAACAAACGTGCGCAACAGACTCGACCAAGATTGTGCTCAACCCGGAAGTCCACTTTCCAGTCTCCAGACCTGTTCCTCTTGAGATACACGTTCTCATCGGGAAGAAGCAAAGCCGCATATTCCTCGTTGGGAATATCTGGATCCTTGTAAAGTCGGAGGGCTTCCTTGACCTTACGGGTTCGGTAGTCATCCTTTGCGATGAAGTTCTTGGGTGACTCCACCTTGATGAGGGGATTGTCAGGATTCTCGTCTTCGTTCGGCGCAGAAACCGTGACATAAGCCTCGCCGTGCATCATGGATTCGATGTGGCCCAACCCAGATTCAACATCTAGGTAATTTGCCTGCCACCAGTCCATCAACCTGGAATCACCTTCGGGCTGATCCGAGTTACGGAAGCCTTCCACATCCAGTCGCTCTTCGATGGAGTCGAGATACATCCGAGGCCACCCAACAGCAGCCGTGAGATGTCGCATCTCGGGTGGGACAGAAAGCCCCAACGCCTTCAAACGGTTCTCAGCCTCGTAGTACTTCTCATTCTCTTCCAGCTTGGTCTGTCGACCATTCAACTCAGTCACAAGGTCTGTAACCGTGGAATCATATCGTGTGGTCATCGGAAGACTGTGACCCCCTTTCCACGGTTACCAGTCTTGCTCATGAGGAATTCATTGCGGGCACCAAACGCCAAGACAGCACATACAGCCGCATCGATTTTCCGCGCGCTGTCCTTGGTTGCCTTGGAGATTGAAATGCCAAAATTGTTAGGACGACGAACCGCATTGTTCACGTGACGCTTCAGTGCAGCAGAACCATTATGCACAACTTCCTGTTCAACTACTGCATCTTGGAACCTCTCGCAGTCCAGGGTGAAGTTCTTGATGTTGGATCGCATGTCGTAACCGACAGGGTGTTTAGCAGTTGCCCTCACCTTAAGCTTCTTACCAAACTTGGCACCCCATTGATCCACGTAGGCTTCGAATTCTCGAACGTCAGATCGAAACGCAACCACGTCATAGATTCCGAAAACCCACTCAACGGTGTTGTTTACATCTTCTCGGGGTACTTCCCCTCCGTACTTTTCGGGGTCCCAGATTTTGATTGGTATGATTGCTGCGTCATCCACCCGGCAGGCAACCAGAGCTGTCCAGTCCTGGGACTTAGACCCATCGAAACCGAGGGCGATACGATCTCCTGGTGAAAGCGGACGCAAGCCTGGCACATGACACTTATCCCATTCTCGTGGAGAAATCCACGCGTCTTCAGCAGCATTGATCTGGTTGAGGAACTTACGTCGGGACTCGGTCACGTCGTTACGGATGTCCAGAAGCGATTCCAGGATGATATCCAGGTCTAGCCAGTCGGCATCCCCGCGACAGACCTCCAAACCCTCACGGAGCTTCTGAAGGCCAGCATCGAATGCTTCCTCGTCCTCCTGAAGGTCGGCCAGTTCGCCTAACGGGGTGTCGGCAGGAGCCTCAAGAGCG